GATATAATTTTACTAAGTCGTAGAACACCTAACCCCGATTTCCGGCGCGTTACACCTTCTCGCTAAAACAACTAACTAACAGGAGAAAACATGTCTAATACTTTTCTAACTTCTCTACGCGAGAAGCGCGAATCAAAGACATCTCTAATTCAGGCAACTTTAGATCGTGCCGCAGAAGAAGCACGCGATCTATCCGAAGTTGAGTTGGCTAATGTAGAAGCCCTTAACCTAGAGATTAAAAAGTTGGATGAGCGAATTGAGCAGATGTCCGATATTGAAATCCGTAATCAAAAAGCCGCAGATTTAGCCGCTAAAGTTGATGCGAATATTGAGCCAAAGAAAGAAGCACGCGCAGGTGGCTTTATAGTTACCAGTGAAGCACTTACTTACTCAGAGAGATCAAATAATGATTTCTTAACAGATGCTTTAAAAGCACAATTTAAAACTGATGGTGAAGCAAGTGCAAGAATCGCACGCCATCAACAGGAAATGGCAATTGAGAAGCGTGCAGTTGGTACATCCAATTTTGCAGGCCTTGTCGTGCCACAATACCTAGTTGATCTATACGCACCATTAGCACGCGCTGGCCGCCCATTCGCGGATGCCGCACGCAAGCATCAACTACCAACCCAGGGTATGTCAGTAGTTATCTCTAAGATCAATACTGGCACAACCACTGCATATCAAACATCTCAGAACACTGCCGCAGTATCACAAGATATTGCAGACAACACCCTAACTGTAAATGTAAATACAATTGCAGGTCAGCAATCAGTATCTAAGCAAGCATTACTACGCGGATACAACATTGAGGGAATTGTTTTAGGTGATTTGATCCGTGATTACCACACTAAGTTGGATAACTCACTTCTAAATGGATCAGGATCAAACGGACAACCATTAGGTCTGTTAAACATGACCACTGGAGTTCTAGTAACTTACACCGCTACAACCGGTACAGTTGCAGGTCTATATCCAAAGATTGCAGATGCAATTCAACAAATCCAAAGCAATATCTATGTAAATCCAAATGCAGTAATCATGCACCCACGCAGATTAGGTATGCTATTGGCTGGAGTAGATAGTCAGAACAGACCATTGATTGTGCCACAAGCGTACAATCCAATGAACGCAATGGGTACAGGTAATGGCACACCTACTTATGGTAACTCAGGTTACTCAATTCTAGGATTGCCAATTATTGTTGATGCCAACATTGCAACAAATCAAGGTGCAAGCACAAATCAAGACACAATCTTTGTGGTTGATTTAAATGAAACCCATCTATGGGAAGAAGCCGCCGCACCAACCTATGTTACATTTGAAGAACCAAGTGGCAAGGTTGCAATCAATATCGTTCTATTTGGTATGTCAGCATTTACCGCAGAGCGTTATCCAAAGGCCGTTGCACAAATTAACGGAACAGGTTTAGCGACACCAAGTTTCTAAACTAATAAGTTTCCAGGCCACCACCCTTCCGGTGGCCTGGATTCTAACTATGATCGGTATTTAATGAATGGAGTTTGTCTAATGTCCCAGGGCGATACAGGATTTGGATACCGATCATGGCTATAACAAATGGATATGCAACATTAACCCAAATTAAGGCATACATGTCTATATCAGATAATACTGATAATGACTTGCTAGAAGATTTGGTTGAATCAGCATCAAGGTCAATTGATCGGATTGCTAACAGAAGATTTTATTTAGATGCAACTGCATCAGCGCGGCTTTATCGCGCATACTCAGATATATTTGTTTATGTAGATGACATTGGTACTACATCAAGTTTAGTTGTACAAACCGATTCAAACGGCAATGGTACATACGCTAAAACTTTAACTTTAAATCAAGATTATATTTTAGACCCATTAACATCACCATCTTTAGGCCGGCCATATACTCAATTAACAATGGTATCTAATACTGAAACCTGGCCAATATTCCCAGGGCTAACACAAAATGGATTACGACCAGGTGTGCAAGTAACTGCAAGATGGGGCTGGCCGTCAGTGCCGGATGATATAAATATGGCCTGTTTGATTCTTACCGCCGATCTATACAAGCGTAAAGATGCGCCGGGCGGAATATTAGGACTAGGTGATTTGGGCGTTGTAAGAATGTCCCCAATCGGTAGAGATGTAACTGCAATGGTTAGAGCATACAAAAAAGAAGTGGTTGCATGAATCCCAGTACAGTTAGAGATAATCTAAAAACTGCACTACAAACAATTAGCGGTATGCGTGTATTTGATTATGTCCCTGATTCTACAAACATACCAACAAACAATGCGTTTGCAATAGTTGGCCAATTATCTATGAATTATGATTACACATTAAACCGGGGCTTTGATTCAGCATCATGTCAGATCATTGTTGTAGTTGGTAGAATGAGTGAAAGAAATGGGCAGGAAAGATTGGATGGGCTACTTGCTTCATCCGGTTCAACTTCAATTAAAGCCGCCGTTGAAGTTGATAAAACTTTAGGTGGTGCTGTACAAACGCTCAGGGTTGTGTCTGCATCCCCTGGAACAATAACATCCGCTAATATTGACTACCTAAGTTATCAATATTCAGTAGAGTTGATAGGTTAGTAACGAAAGGAAAAATATGGCCATATTTATGGGTAACAAAGTTGCCGTGATTGTTGGTACAACTACCATTACTGATCATGTCAGCACTGTAAGCCTAGCACGCGAAATTGATCAAGTAGAGATCACTGCAATGAATGACAATGTACAAAACATGATCGGTGGGATTGAACGCCCAACGCTTAATCTTGAACTGTACAATGATTTTGCATCAGCATCAGTGAACGCACTATTTGAAGATGCGCTAGGTACTAAACTGAATATCAAATTGATACCAGTATCAGGTACAGTAACCGCAACAAACCCAAGTTATACAATGTCATGCCTTATCTCATCATGGACACCTGTAAATGGTGCTGTTGATGCGGTAGCAAGCGTATCTGTATCACTGCCGGTAACTGCATTAACAAAATCAACAAGCGCGTAATAAGAAAAGGGTGGGACAATGCACAAGATTGAAATTGTTAAAAAAGATGGTAAAAAATTAACCTATGATCTTACGCCATCCGCAAAGGTAGCGTTTGAATCCGAATTTAAAACCGGATGGCGTAAGAGATTAGCCGAATTACAAATGGAATCAGATTTATGGTGGTTCGGATGGCGTTTAGAAAAAGATGCCGGTAAAACCGATCTAGCCTTTGGTGATGATTACATCAATCAGTACTCAGATATTGATTTGGTTTATGACTCAAAAAATGGATAGACCGGCACGGCTCAATTTATGAAGTCGCTTCCGTGTCGGTGGCAACAGGCATTAGCCCTAAAGATTTATTAGAGGTTGATCCAGCGATTTATTCAGCCATTAAAGCCATCTTGCAAGAACGGCATTACCAAAACAAGAAGGCAACAGTTAGGCGGAAGTAATGATTAAACCAAGATATGCAGAACTTCCTGGCCGAACTAGATCATTGGCATCAGTGCCTTCTGTATATGTTGAAAATTTAGATGAACTTCTTGCAAAAATGAAAAAGGTTGATCCTGATTTACAAAAAGAATTTAGGCGTGGATTGACTAAGGCTGTTAAGCCTGTTGCAAAATTAGCCCAAGATTTTGTACCACATCAACCATTCCCAGGATGGCGTGAGGTTGAGCCTAACTATCCACCACAATGGGGGTGGGCTAATGATCAAGCACACAGGGGCAGAACAATTGGCGAAAATAAAAGAAGCCGTTGGAAGTGGTCGCAAACAGAAGTTATTCGCGGCATAAGAGTAAGTACGGCTAAAAGCAAAGTACAAAGAATTAAAGGCGTTACATTTGGTGTAACTGCAATAGCAGTGATAAATAAATCTGTACCAGGTATAATTTATGAGTTGGCAGGTTTTGGATCATCACGCTCACGCAGTAGAACTAGGCGCATTAGTCGTAACCCAAATGCCAGTGAAGAATTTATTGGTAAATTACAGAGATCACCTAAAGCGCAAGAATACAAAGAAAAAAGATTGATTTATAGGGCATCAGAACAATTAGGTGGTCAAGTAAATGATAATCTATACGGCGTACTTAAAAAATATCTAGGCAAAGAATTTAGGGGTTAATCATGGCACTAAGTCAATATGTTGCGATTAACTTTTTAACTAAGTTTGATAAAAAAGGTTTAGAGCGTGCAACCAAAGAATTAAAAGGTTTTGACAAAGTAGTTGCGACAGGTTCATTTAGGTTAAGAGCCTTTGCCAAAGCCGGCGGTATTGCGGCGGCGGCAGGTATGGCTTTATTTGCTAAACGCTCAATTGATGCCGCTTTAGCCCAGGAAAGATTAGATAAACAATTACAGTTATCTTTAAGAAGCATTGGTCAAGAATTTGAGTTGCCTGGAGTTAGAAATTTTATAGCCGATTTACAAAGCGCAACCAATATTACAGAAGATCAATTAGTGCCAGCACTACGCCAATTGATTGCACAAACCGGAGATTTACAATCATCTCAGGTTTTATTAAGCAAAGCATTAGACATATCAGCCGGTTCGGGCGCAGATTTAGATAGTGTTTTAAATGCTATAAATAAAGCCGCTATTGGCAATTACACATCTATTGGAAAATTAGGCGTTGGATTTACGGCCGCAGAAGCCAAATCAATGGGCTTTGTAAAGTTAATGCAAAGTTTAGATAAATATACAGGCGCGGCCGAGGATCAAACTAAAACTTTTGCAGGTCAATTAAAATCATTTCAGATTAGTGCAGGGGAAGCCACTGAAACTTTAGGACAAGGATTTTTAACTGCCGCTTCAATTATTGCAACCGGCTCAGATGAGTTAGATGTTTTTGGGAAAAAGTTAGAAAAAGCGGCAACTACGGCTTCTGATTTAGCAGTGGGTTTGAGTTTAGAATTTGCAAAAGAAGGATTGGGTGCTTATTTAGATTTAGCACAAATTGGGTTAGAAGGATTTGTTGGCGATTCAAAGGCTTTACAAAGAATTGAAAAACAAGGAATTAAATTAAGACAAGAACGCATTTTAAAAGAAAAAGGTTTGTATGGTTTGTCCGGTTCTGTTTTAAGTGAATTAGAAAAACAGGGTAAAACCACAAAACGGCAACTTACTTATGGTGAAATATTAAAAAAAATTCAGGCTGATATTTTGGCTAGAACTAAGGAAACTACTAAAGAAAAAGCCGCACAAGAAGCCTTAGATAAAAAGAAGGCTGAATTGGAAGCAATGTTTGATCTTGATCGTATTAACTTGCAAGCGGCATTAAGTCGTAAATTAACCGGTGAAGATGAGTTGCGTGTAAAAATATTACAACAATTGGCAGATGGTACTAAAAAGGCTGTTGATGAAGCGCAACGCTATGCAGATGTGTTAAAAGTAATTGAAGATGGCAAAATCACTACTGGTGAAATTGATTCTTTGGCTCAAAAATGGGGTATTAGCACCAAAGAAGTTGAATTATATTTAAGAAAACTATTTGAATCTAATGAAGAATTGCGCAAGATGTTAGCGTTATTAGATGAAATTAGTAAGAAAAAAATTAGTAATGCTATTCAACAGGTGCAAACTACTGTACAAAGAATTGAAACCTTTCAATACAATACTGCATTAAGTAGTGTGCGTGGATTAAATGCAGATATTGGTGGCTTCTTATCTCAATTCAATATCCCTAAAATGGCAGAAGGTGGCGTTGTAACACAACCTACATTAGCCTTAATTGGTGAAGCCGGATCAGAAGCGGTTGTGCCATTAGATCGCATGGGTGGCATGGGTACAAAGGTAATAGTAAATGTAGCCGGGTCAGTTATTTCAGAGGGTCAATTGCAATCTGTAATTCAAGATGCTTTGTATAACTTAAACCGATCAGGTGCGGTAACTCAATTAACTAACTTAGGAAGATAATGCCAGCCGCAATTTTCAAAGCAGAAATTGATTTTTCAAGTTCGGCCACATTTGATCCGGCACTAGTGTTGGATGACCCTGCAACGCCGTTGGATTTTTCTGTACTAGGCACTGCCGCCGCAGATGTAGTTGATATAACTCAACTTGTAACTCAGTGTTATATTAGCCGTGCATTTAATAGGTCATCAGATTCTTTTACCGGCGGTACGGCACGCATTACATTTGTTGATGAAACCGGTGAGTTTAATCCGGCTAATACAAGTTCAAGTTTATACGGCAAGATTAAACCTATGCGTAAGATTCGCTTTATGGCAGAGTATTTAGGCGTTACATATAACCTGGGTTCTATGTATGTACAAGAATGGAATTATCAAAGCCCTACCGGATTTGATCCAGCCTATGTTACTTTGTCATGTGTAGATGGATTTCAATTATTAAATTTAAACACAATCACATCAGTTAGTGGTGGCAATGCCGGGCAAACTACTGCACAAAGAATTACAAGTTTATTAGATCAAGGTGAGTGGCCAGGTGGTATGCGTGATATATCTATAACTGCAACTACAACAGTGCAGGCAGATACCGGATCATCAAGATCATTGTTGGCCGCCTGCCAGGAAGTTGAAGCCACTGATCTAGGTGCTTTTTATATTGATGAACGCGGTTATGCAAAATTTATGTCGCGTACCGACATCATAAGCGAATCAGGTGGCACGGCAACAGCATTTAGTGATGTACCAGGATCAGGTGATATTACCTATCAGGCAGTGCAATTTGATATTTCAGATTATCAAATGATCAATAAAGTAACTGTTACGCCAAATGGATTAACTGCTCAAACTGCTAGCGATACGGCAAGCATAGAGGATTACTTCCAACATAGCCGGGTAAGAAGCGGCATTATGCAAACAGAAGCGGATGCGCTAAATCAAGCCCAAATGATTATTGCCAGCCGTAAAGAACAGGGTGTGGATATACAGTTAAACTCATTAACAGTAGATGCCTTTGGTGAGGATGATCCTAGCCGGGTTGTAGCCGCTTTAAATTTAGATATGTTTGACCCAATAGAGGTTACTCAAACCTTACCGGCAGGCAATGTGGTAACAGATAGCGTAATTGCAGGATTGACTTATGAGATAACACCTAAATCTTTTCTTGTAACCTTTACATGCGCTCAGCCGTTTGCGGTTGGGATTGTGTTAAACTCATCCGTAGATGGATTACTTGATGAAGATTCTTTGGCTTATTAGGGAGTATAGATAGATGGCAAAACAATCTTTTAGCGTAGGCCAGGTTCTTACGGCCAATCAAATGCTATCGCTTCAACAAACGGCAATGCTAGGCGGATCGGCTACTGCTAAAACTGCAAGTTATACATTAGTTGCCGCAGATGCCGGCACTGTTGTATCGGTTAATAGTACAAGCGCAACAACCATTACAGTTAATACTGGATTGTTTTCAGCCGGCGATACTGTAACAATTCAAAATTGGGGATCAGGTTTAGTAACAATTACAGCCGGCACTGCAACAGTAAATACAGCCGGAAGTTTAATTGTGCCGCAATATGATGGTGGAGTTTTATATTTTACAAGCGCAAGCGAAGCAATTTATTTTGACTTTGTACAAGCCGGCGCAGTATCACCATTAACTACTAAAGGCGATCTTTATACATTTGGTTCTAGCGATACTAGAATTGGCGTTGGCGCAAACGACACAGTACTGATAGCAGATTCAAGTACCGCGACAGGATTAAAATGGGGAACGCCAGCAAGTGGTGGTATTACTTTAATTACCGAAACTGTTGCAAGTGCGGTAACTTCAATTACCTATGGTTCAATCCCTTCAACTTACAAAGACTTATTATTAGTTTTTGATGGATTAACTACAAGTACAAATGATACTCAATTTGTTATTAGATTAAATAATGATAGTGGCACAACTTATTATGGTAAAGTTTTCAAATTTACACAATCTGGATCTATTACTTCTGGAAGTGGTCAAAGTCTAGGTGCAAACGAACCCAATAATTTAGCAATGGCATACACCGATCCATCAGATTTGGCTGATAGATGGGCAGGAACTTTGCGCATATATAATTACGCAAGCGCCTCTAAACTTAAAAGGTATGATTATCAAACAGGTGGTTTATTAA